AGCCTGACATTTTTTAAAAACCGTGCTACAAGGCACATAATCAACAAAGAGAGATAGGAATTATGACACCTGAACTTGAGGAGTATTTTAACAACTACAACGAACTGTTTAATCACGCTGGATTTAAGCAGTTAATAGAAGAGCTAGCTAACAATGCAAGGCAGTTAGCGGATCTTCAAACAGTTAAAGATCAGGAAGAATTGTTCTACCGTAAAGGCCAGGTTGCCGCTTTAGCTACAGTAATCAATCTTGAAGGAACGATTACTGCGGCGCGAGACCAAGCTGAGTCGGAAGGGCAAGAAGAGTTAGATGTATAAGATATATGACTTCCGTTGTGATAACGGACATATATTTGAAAGAATGGTACGCAGTGGAGAAACAGTCAGTAGGTGCGACTGTGGCTTGATTGCTACTAAAATGCTGTCAGCGCCTAAGTGCGTACTCGACGGATCTAGTGGGGACTTTCCAGGTCGCCACATGAAGTGGGTACGGGAACATGAAGAAGCTGGCAGAAAACGTAAATCTCCAAACGGAGTTTAATTATGTCTAGAGCAACGATGCTTGATCCGCACCTCGAAGAGGATAATGCGGAGAACATCGAGAACGAAGTCCAAGAGACTCAGCAAGTTGATGCAGAGGAATCTGTTGATGCTGTTGAGCAGACTCAAGACACGGTAGAGACTGACACTGACGACGATATTCCAGAGCAATACCGAGGTAAATCTCTGAAAGAAGTCGTTCAGATGCACCAGGAAGTTGAAAAGGTGATGAGTCGGCACTCTAACGAGGTCGGTGAGCTTCGTAAGATAGTGGATGAGTACATTACTGCTCAAACACCATCGCCAGCACCTCAACAGAATGTTGAGCCTGAAAGCGATATTGATTATTTTACGGATCCTCAAGGAGCTGTTAACAGAGCAATTGATAACCATCCTAAGATTAAAGAGGCCCAGAAATACACTGAGGACTACAAGAAGCAAGCAGCGTTAGCGGCTTTGGGTAACAAACACCCAGATATGCAAACAATTCTTGCTGATCCGAAGTTCGCAGAGTGGATCGGGGCATCAAAGATTAGGACTCAATTATTTGTAGAAGCCGACCAACAGTACAATGCTGACGCGGCTGATGAACTCTTTTCTCTCTGGAAAGAAAGAAAGGTAGTTGCTCAGCAAACCGCTAATGTTGAAAAACAGGTGCGTAAGCAACAACTAAGGGCAGCTAATACAGGTAAAGCTCGAGGCAGTGCCGAGTCAACCGCAAAGAAACAGTATCGCAGGGCCGACATCATTAAACTGATGAAAACAGACCCCGAGCGTTACCAAGCCCTGTCAAATGAAATTTTTCAGGCATACGCAGAGGGTCGAGTCAAATAATCTGAAAGGAGATTGACATGGCTACTGCAACTTACCCAGGCGCGGCTGGTAATACCGCGAAGACAGAGGCGGCTACGTTTATTCCAGAGATTTGGAGTGACGAGATTATTGCCGCTTACCAAAAGAACCTGAAGATGGCTCCGCTTGTTAAAAAGCTGGCTATGTCAGGTAAGAAAGGCGACAAGCTTCACATTCCTAAGCCCACTCGCGGCGATGCGAATGCGAAAGCGGCTGACACTGCGGTTACTATCATCGCAAACACCGAAAGCGAATTGACTGTCGACATTGATCGTCACTTCGAGTACTCACGTCTTATTGAAGACATCGTAGAAGTTCAGGCTCTTTCTAGCCTCCGTCAGTTCTACACTGAAGATGCGGGTTATGCGCTTTCAGTGCAGGTTGACAATGACCTTCACGCGGCGGGTACTGGTTTCGGTGATGGCGGTGCTGTTGTGTTCAGCCCAGCGGCTACTGACTATCAGCACACTGGTTGCTTCTTTAATGACGGCGGTACTACTACTCAGTACACCGACGACACTATGGTAGCGGCTGACGTGTTCACTGATGCTTTCTTCCGTGACATGATCCAGAAGCTTGATGACAACAACGTACCTATGGACGGACGTTCGCTTGTTATTCCTCCTTCGGTTCGTAATACCATCATGGGCATTGACCGATACGTGTCTTCTGACTTCGTAACTGGTCAAGCAGTTAACTCTGGCCTTATCGGTAACTTGTACGGCGTAGACATCTACGTTTCTGCTAACTGCCGAACTATCGAAGCGGCGGCTGATAACACAGCTTCTTCTGTCGATACTCGCGCGGCACTTCTGTTCCACTCTGACGCTATCGTCATGGCAGAACAGCAAGCTGTACGTTCGCAGACTCAGTACAAGCAGGAATACCTCTCAACTCTGTACACGGCTGACTGCCTGTATGGTGTTCAGGTATACCGTCCTGAAGCTGGTTTCGTACTCGCAATCGCTGAGTAATGATACCTGGCCCCCTTCGGGGGGCTTTTCTTCTTTGTACATAATTCTGCTATAGGAACCTCAGATGTCTAATTACACTAAGACCACAGACTTTGAAGCTAAAGACTCGCTACCTACGGGTGATTCGGGAAAGATCATTCGGGGTTCTGAATTTGAAACCGAGTTCGATGCAATCTCTACAGCTATTGGAACTAAAGCAGATACCGCAGGGCCTACGTTTACCGGAACCCTGACCTTTGAAACTATTTCTGATGGAACAATTAATGTCACTGCCTTTGTTGATGAAGACGATATGTCGTCTAATAGTGCAACCTTGGTTCCTACACAGCAGTCCGTAAAAGCGTACGTTGACTCGCAAGTCACTGCACAAGACCTAGACTTCCAAGCTGACTCTGGTGGTGCATTAAGCATCGATCTAGACAGCGAAACCATGACCTTTACAGGTGGCACTGGTATTGATACGTCTGGCTCAGGTAATGCTGTTACCTTTGCTATTGACTCTACCGTTGCCACACTGACTGGCTCACAAACACTAACTAACAAAACGCTTACGTCTCCTGTTCTAAACACAGGTGTATCAGGTACTGCTGTACTTGACGAAGACAACATGGCGTCTAACTCAGCTACACAGCTTGCTACCCAGCAGTCTATTAAGGCGTATGTTGATAGTCAGGTTGGAGCTAACAACGAACTATCTGAAATCCTAGCCAACGGCAATACAACAGGCGGTGCAAACATTGTCTTTGGTGACAGCGCAAGTGTATCCGATGATCGCTTAGTATTCGGTGCAGGCAGTGATCTACAGATTTACCACTCAGGCGTACATAGCTACATTGATGATGCTGGTACTGGAAACCTTACGCTTCGTGGTAATGCATCAATTAGGTTTGAGAAGTACGAAGGCGAGATACTGGCTGACTTTGCGGCAGATGGTTCTGCTTCTTTGTACCACGACAACTCAGTTAAGATCGCAACGACTTCTTCCGGTGTAAGTGTTACAGGAAACATTGCCGTAAGCGGTACTGTAGACGGCCGTGATGTAGCTACTGATGGTTCTAAGCTAGACGGCATTGAAGCCTCAGCAGACGTAACAGACACGACTAATGTTACTGCCGCTGGCGCTTTGATGGATTCAGAGTTGACTAGCATTGCCTCAGTTAAGGCTTTGAACCAAGGCGTAGCTACTACTGATTCGCCGACCTTTGCCGCTGTTACTGTCAACGGTAACGTAGAGTTTGACGGTCTGTCTGGTACAGGCTCAGTCACCGTCACAGACATTCTTGACCAAGACGATATGTCTGGAAACAGTGCGACTGCATTGGCTACTCAACAGTCGATCAAGGCGTATGTAGATTCTCAGGTTGCTACAGCAGACACACTGGCTGAGGTTCTTGCTAACGGTAACACTACTGGTGGCACCAATATTTTATTTGGCGACAACGACAAGGCTGTGTTTGGTGCTAGCTCCGACCTACAAATTTACCATGATAGCAACAACAGTTATATTGTTGATTCAGGCACAGGCAACTTATACATAAATGCCAATGAGTTGCGTATTGCTAATGCAGATAACTCAAAAGACTACATACATGGCAATAATGGCGCAGAAGTAAAGCTGTATTACAACAACGCCCAAAAACTAGCCACAACCTCTTCAGGCATTCAAGTCACGGGAGATATAAGTAATGCCTCTGGCAACCTAACCCTAAACGTTGCAGGAGACATTAATCTTGATGCAGATGGTGGAGATATTGTATTCAAAGATGGTGGAACTGAATTTGGTTCTATAGGTAATGCAAGTGGTAGTATGTTTATTGAAGGATTACCTTCCACTGGTAAAACAGGTTTGACCTTTTTTGGCAATTATATTGAGCCTAGAGATGAAGGAAGTTCTTCAGATGGTGCAGTTGACCTAGG